AACCTTTCTCAAGTCAGGATAACCAGCAGTTACCACAAGAGCCAAGTCATCCAAATCAAAAGAGATATTCTCTTCTTCCAAGATATACTTAGCATGAACGGCAACATCTTTCTTTGATGGTGGAATAATCTTATAGGTCTGACATCTACTCTGAATCGGGTCTATAATCTTCTCAACATAGTTACAAGTTAAGATGAACCTACAATGAGCAGAGAAAGTCTCCATAAGATTACGAAGAGCCGGTTGGGCTGAGTTAACATTAAGATAATCAGCCTCATCCAAGATTACGATTTTGTTTGGTTTGAAACCAACAGAAGAAGCAAAGTTCTTAAGTTTATCTCTAACCAAGTCTATGTTTCGTTCATCCGAAGCATTAATATAGAGATAGTCACATTCAATAGCATTTACGATAATCTTGGCAAGGGTAGTTTTACCCCCACCGGCTCTACCATACAATAATAGGTGTGGAACATTTTGCTCCTCTATGAATCTCTCGACTTTTGTCTTAAGAGTTTCATTACCAACATATGTATCTAATGTTGATGGACGATATCGTTCCACCCATAATCCATGTGAACTCATACTATACCTGTTGTGATACTAAGTAATATTTAACAGAAAAGTCGTCTATCTTAAACTCAATGTGAGCAAGACCACCTGAACTTACTTGAAGAACTGCTTTGGAACATTCTTTGTTCGCATTTAGAACTTCCTTAAATAAGTTAGCATTAAAGACGATTGGTTCAGTTAGTTTTACAGCACCACTCTGAACTTTGATACTGATACGATTTGAGTTGATGTCACTAAAACCGATGACGAACTCTACACCACCATCTGCTGGTTGGATAGAAAAATGTTCTACATCGGATAAAGCACCTTTGCCACGAATAAAAGAATTGATAAACTGAGAATCGATATTGATAAGAGTATCAAACTCAGGTATGTTCTTTAGTTCTGGCACATCAGGAATCACACCAAGAGCAGCAAGAACATAACTTACAGATATTTTACCATCTGAAAATCCAAATGCTACAGGTTGTTCTTCGTCTGATGGTGATTTGATTACATCAAAATCAACTTTATCAGCAAGAGTACCTAACATCTTAGATAAAAGTGGTGTATCATAAACACCTACTTCAAAGTTAGGAAGTGATTGTTTACTAAGTGATAACTCACCCAAAAGACTTTTATCTGGTGATATAAAACGAGTAGAAAGTGTTTCGCCATCCGACTCCCACTTTACTGAATTTATACTACCACCAAGATTATACTTTTGGATAAAGGTATCTAATGTGATTTTATTCATTATTGTTATTCTCCATATTAATATATTAATTTACTAACTATTTGACTAAATGTCAAGTTAAAAAAACTTTTCAATTGTATTTTTCTTTTCCACTGGCATATCCCAAGACATAGCATCATAAAACATTTTTATCTTTTTATTTAGTGCCTTATCAAACAACTTATCTCGGTCAATATACTGATTAATAAAATCTATGATTTCTTTAGGATCATCATAACCTTTATAAGCAATCCCATCAATATTAAAGGGATTTTGTTTTAAATAAACCCAACGAACTTTATTACCATTTGAAATGGGTTCGTGATTCATAGCATTGAAATGTCTCAATAGGTCATTATAGATGACCGAAGCTTTTGTATGAACGGGCGCACCTTTCTTCATCGGTGTAAACATAGTCTTACTTTGAAACCCACCTTTTGATTTATCAATGTATTTAGTTATACCCTTAACACCTGTTGGAAGAGCAATCTTATCTAACTCTTCATTCTGTAGATTATTTTTAAAGTTTAGAATGAACTCATCAATCTTTTCTTTTGAAACTTTAGCAAGAATAGCTTTTAGAACCTTTGTCATGAAATCACGAAATGCTGGTGGAAATGAACTACGAACAATGTCCAAACCTTTAACATCAAGTTTCTCTACTTCCAAACCACCATCGTTAATAATCCATTGACCATATCTTTTCTTGGTAACCCAAAAAGCAGACTTAGCAATCATCTCTTGTTTAATCTCAAAACGATGGTCACCTCTAATATTTAGAAACTTACTACTGAAGTAGTTGTAAGATTTATTAATATAATCTTGAACCTCACCGGCAATCTCAAGAATCTGTTTGGTCATAAACTTATCATCCTTGACATCGGCACTTGGAAACCTATTTTTAACAAGTGGTAGAGCAGAGTAGAAAACTGAGTCTGTATCTGTATAAATACAATAATCCTCTTTCGTTCCTAATATGTTATTGTAGTAATTATTAGCAATCTTCTCTGTAAACTGAATCAGCTTTTGACCTGTCGTTGTCGTACCTTCAGCATTGTCAATATCATAAAATCGAAACACCGTCAAACCCAAAACTCCATACAGACTATTTAGAAGAATCTTCTGTACCAATTGTCGTCTATCAAAATAACCATGTAGTTCGTCATTCCCTTCTTCACCATACTTCTTTGCCAGTTTTCTATACTCTACTCTTTCATTGAACCATTTCTCAAGTATTGCCGGTATGACACCCTTTTGGGTAAGGTCATACAATACACCATTTGATGAAATGGATATTTTATTCTTGTTAAAGAAATCTTTGAGTTGTCCACTCGTAAAGGTTCTAATAGTTTTACCATCCTTTTCTACAGAATGGTGTTTCTCTTCCCCTCTAATAAATTCTTCCGCATCCCAACCATTTATCTTACCTATTTTAGTTTCTGGTGACATATTCAAAGACATAATGATACTTGGATACATAGATGTTAAATCTAAATCAAATACCCAATCATAACGACCTGGTGTCGGTGACTTAACATAAGCACCACTAAATCTACCCTCTGAACCATCATATGTCACATTAGCTCCTTTACTCGGAGCAACTAAACCTAAACTACGAAGATACACCAACATAGCACCTTCGATATAACGAGAACTAAAGTAAACTTCTTCATAAGGTATTCTACCCAAGTGAGATACAGCTCTAGCCAAGTCCAAGAGTTTGAACTTTTGGTCGAGTGCCTTAACTATCTCAACATCGTTTAAGTTGTATTCAATAAACTTATCAATGTCATCTCTGTATAAATCATCCAATGTGCCTTCATACTCAACCTTACCTAACCCTACCTCTATTGTTCCGATATGGTCTAAACGATAACTTGATTGTTGTGTATATGTAAATTTTCTGTATAAATCCATATAATCCAAAGAACTAACACCAGCAATTCTATACATCTTTTTGTTTGGATTATATTTAACGATTTGTATCGGTGACAGAGCATTAGCAAACTCCTCACCTAAAACTTTTGAAAGACGATTATATAAATAAGGAATATCAAAACCATTAGTGTTCCAACCAGTAACACAAGTCGGTTGAACCTTTATCCAATATCTTAAAAACTCTTTGAGCAACTCTGACTCTGTAGAATAAAAACGAATATCTACTTCGTCTTTGATATTGTTTTCTCCCTCTCCTAAAACATAAACACGATACTTTCCATCGTGTTTAGTATACATAGCAACCGAAGTAACTTTGTTTTGTGCCTTAGATGGTTCAGGAAAACCATCGGTGACTTCTACCTCGATATCAAAAAATAATTCTCTGTGGTTTTTAGATGGTTCATCAGAGTCCTCATATCTATCTAATAAAATACGAGTTTCTAATGGAATATCTGATTCAAAGACACGACCAGTTTTAAAATCTTGTTCTGTCCAATAAGTAACTTTCTTTAGTTTGTCGCCATATATGGAACGATATTGACCACCACCATCTCGAACATAAGCATAATTCTTAAATATAAAATTCTGATAACCAGCGACATCATCCCAAAGATGAACTTCTACTTGATTACCACCTCTTTTTTCACACCAAATATTTTGATACATCTATAACTCTCTCATTACTATTTGTTTTGGTAAAAAATTCCAACAATAGTAACTACTACTGAATGTAATTTTTTTATTATCCCTACCATCAGGTGATATAAATCTCATTCTTTTATCAAACATCAATAATTGTAAATCCCTATCCTTAAATATTTGTTTAGGTGCTGCATCATTCAACCAAGTGTTTGACATTATTAAAGCAAATGGTTTACCAAATGATAGAGCTCTTTCAAAATACTTTCTTTTGTTTGTAAATGGTGGGTTAGAAACAATCACATCCCATTTACTAGGTTCATATGTAAAAAAATCTTGGTCATTTTTTATATGAGAATTAACAACCTTATTAGTTTCTGATATTTGTTTTACAAATTCACTATCTTCTGTATCAAATGGGCACCAAACAATAACATCTTTTGGTATAAATTCTAATATAGGTTTTACACCATAAGCTGGTGTATAACACTCATCATTTTTTCCTTTTGAATATAACACTAAATTACTTTTCATTTAGATTATAAAATCCCCATTTTCGATATGTAAATATAATAATAAAACCATATATAAGTCAAGTGTTTTTTGATAAAAAAGGGGCGAAATTAATCGCCCCCAATTTTACCATTTTAGAAATTAACAGAAAGTCCTAAGTTGTAGTGTCTTGGTGTTCCCAAGAATACTTCAGCATTATGAGCAAGGTGAAGTTTATCACCATAGCCATTGTACTTACTGTTATCAACAGCATCTTGAACATAAACATCATCAAGAGCGTTAAAGACATGACCTGAAAGTGTCATGTTTAAACCAGCAATTTCTGGTAGTTTGTAAGATAGATGTAAATCTAACTTACCATAAGATGGAGATTTCCACACTTGTGCTCTGTCAGCATCACCGTCAACCTCACGAGAGTCAGGACTCCAATCAGCATAGTGGTTATCATACCATCTATAAAGACCTTGTACTCTTAATCCATCAATAGGTTTAACAGTTAATCCACCAACATAAGAAGTTTGTGGCATGTCTCCAACTTTAAGGTTATTAAGAGCGTACTCATACTCTGTAGAAGTCTGACCTATAATCTGACCTTCTTCATTGTATTCCATCTCTTGATAATCACCTTTAGCGTCACCATCAAAATACCAATCACCCATACTTACGGCTACATCTAAATCAACCATCTCGTGAAGAGCAATCTTAGATTCAACCTCTACACCAGAGTGTGATTGATTTACACCAGTAAGATAGATAATGTCTGTGTCGCCAGAATCACCTTGACCTGTGGTTACAGATTTAGTAAGGTTTCTATCATTCCATTTGGTATTATAATAACTACCTTTGATAGCAACCGATTCACTTCTGTATTCCCCACCGATTTCAGTAGATGTGAATTTCTCATTATCAGGATCTGTTGAAACAGTTCCATCGTAAGCAATCACATTATCTAAGATGGGTGGTTTTTGGACATATCCAACATTAGCAAATGCTGAAAGTCTGTCGTCAAGGTTATATCTACCACCACCTTTTACTTGAAAGGTTGTGATAGCATCGGCTTCTACAAGTTCTTGTTCAACAGAGAAAAAGTCTTTGTAAGTATATCCGATGGTTGAAATACCACCCATACCGTAAAGATTAATCTTTTCTGTGTCGTATTGACCTTGTAAGAAAGCACCAAACCAATCTACTGTGGTTTCATTGTGATAAGCGATTATATCACCTAACCCAACTTTCTTACCATCAGCAAAATTGTCATCAGCGTAGTCTACATAGTAGTCTCCACCAAGTAAGTCACGAACTTCTCTAGCGTGTTCGATACCAGCAGTTCTCCAATCAATACCAACTTGAACTTCAAGTTCATCTGATACATCATAGTTCAATTTAGAAATCAAACCATAAGTATCTTGTCTATTGATTGAGTTTCTTAGGATACCTGTTGAACGATTTTCTGTCTCAGACCAAGCAGAATCTACATTAGCAGAGTTCTGTTCAATCTCAGCATTCCAATCCCAAGTCCAAGGTGAACTTGCATACCAAGGTGAACCTTCAATAGCAGGTTGTCTTGATACACTACCATAAGTTCCTGTACCACCACCTGAACCACCTGACCAATAAAGAACAGATGATAATCTTACATCTTCATTAATATCATAAAAATGATTTAGGTTTACAAGTGGTTTGTGGAAGAAGTTCTCTCTTTCGTTTAAAAGAGTAGGACTATATCTATCCACAATGTTGGCACCATACATATACCAATATTGTTTACCTGTATATGATTCATCTACAGGCGCCCAATTTTGATTAAAGAACCTACCAGCTTCACTTTCAAACTTCTCACCCTCAGCGAAAGCAGTAACATCATATCCATCGATATCACCAGCTAACTCTTGTGAATAAGTAGCTATGTTCTGTTTGTATAGGTTCTGACCATGACGCTGTGGAGCACCAATGGCATACAACTCAAATCTTTGGTCATCACTTACCGCGTAAGATGTACCAAGATAATAAGCCCAAGCGTCTGTCCATGTTCCGTCTATAAAACCATCGCCGGTTTTACGAACAATCGTTCCACTTACTGCCAGTTTATCATTGATTAGACCTGAGTTATAATTTAAGGTAGATTTTAGGAATCCACCCTCACCGACTTCCTGTTTGAACTTACCACCCTTTTCTTGAGCAGCAGGATCGGTGATAATATTCATAGTTCCACCAATAGATGGTGTTGCTAAATTTACGGCTGATAGACCTCTTTGCATCTGAATTGAAGAAGTAGCATCTCCTACCCCATCCCAATTAGACCAATAAACCCATCCGTTCTCCATATCATTTTGGGGAACTCCGTTAATCATAACAGCAACATTTCTTTGGTTGAAACCACGAACATTGATACGGGCATCTCCCGCACCACCACCTTGTTGAGTAGCATATACACTTGGTGTAGTGTTAAGAATCATTGGAATGTCTTGTGAACCAAGACGAACTTCCATTTCCTCTTTACTGACATTAGTGTAAGCTACAGGTGTTGTTTCATCCGCACGAGAAGCAAGAACTTCAAGTGCTGTGAGAGTAACAACATCAGTTTCCAAGTCGAAACTAACACTCCCAACTATGTCCCCAACCCTTACACTTTTGGTTTGGGATACATAACCGATGTATGAAGCAGTAAGGTCAAAAGTACCTGTACCCGTCTCTATGACGAACTTACCCTCAGCGTCTGTTACGCCACCGAGTTCAGTACCTTCTACAACTACATTTGCTCCAACAAGTGGTTCTTCTCCGTTTCCAACAAAACCAGTAACAGCTTGTCCAAAGACAAGACCAACTGACATCATCAGAACAGAGATAAGATTACGATAATTCATAATCTGTCTCCTAGCTTTGTTATTGTTAAGACACATTTTTCTACAGGTGTGCCATCTGCCTGTCCGCAAGTTTTAATTAGCATAATCTTGGTCATCATTATCACCATGCATTGGTGGAATTTCACAACTATCGTTGTTACAGAACTTATCGACATCAGCCTCTTCATTCTTTATCACACCAAAGGATAATTTACCTAACTTTGCAACCTCTTTATTGTAAGTTTCTTCGTCAATCGCTTCATAAGGCATTTGTGGATATGCTCCCCAATCATGTCTTGGTAATAAACTAATACCCTTTAAATGATATTGGTAGTAGTTTAAACAAGGAGCAATCTGATTTGCCTCTGTTTCAGGATTGAATGTAACCGTACAACTTACTTGGTTGTCAGCCCAATGTCGTTGTAAAAACGCAGCTAACGAGAATTGTTCCCATATGGATAGTTCAGAAGCAGTTCTGATACCTTCTCCCACATCTACGGGCACATCGACAACCATAGTAGTTTCTTCAGAACCAAATGCTGGTTCTAACTTATAACCAGCTTTTTCTAATGGCTCTATTAATTCTGAATGTTTTGATAACCTTATTCTTCTAATGTAAAAACGACTCTCAGGATAATGTAATCCAGGAGTCGCTCCAGCAAGAAGTGAAACCGTACCAGATGGTTTCACAGATGTAGTCTTGATAGATCGTGGCACTGCCATCCAATCTGAATATTGTTTATCCCATTTCTGAATAACATCATATCCATTATTCAACCACTTTTTAAATTGACCTAATCCACGATTAGTTACAAATTGAGCAACACCACTAACAGAACAACCTATTCTTCTATTTCTCAACATAACTCTATTAGTATCACTCCAATGAGTTCTACCAAGTGTTACTGTTTTGGCATATAGATAAGCATACTTAAGAGTTTTCGCATAGTCTTCGAAATCATCATGATTGTTAGGAAATGTTTCTACTAAACAACATAACTCATATGATTCTAATGATTGTTCCAAACAAGGATTACCACCCATTACTCT